AGATGGTAAAATCGATCTGTTTGTTCCTATTGATTTAGACGAGTCTATTAAAAAGAGTAATGAGAACGAAACGGAGAAGGCTTGGTACCTTCGAGGTTACGCAACTACTCCTGACTTAGACTTACAGGAAGACATCGTAGATCCAAATGGTATTGATATCTCGCACTTCGTTGAGAGAGGCTATATCAACTACGAACATCACCAAGGGAACGATTATATTATTGGAGCACCTACAGAAGGCACTCATGTTGATCCGAATGTCGGATTATACGTAGAGGCTAAACTGTACAAAGGTAATCCATATGCTAAAAGTATTTGGGATTTAGCTAACAACATCGCAAAGTCCGGTATTTCTCGTAAGATAGGGTTCTCGATTGAAGGGTACGCAAAGGCACGAGATAAAAGTGACCCTAGAATTATCAAGAGCACTTATATCACAAACGTAGCCGTGACAACAAACCCCGCTAACCCTAATGCAGTTTGGGATCCTTTTATGAAGAGTTTCCTAACCGGTTACGGTATTACACCCGAGACCCAGACAGATGCAGCTGCTCTACGTACAGAGTCGTTTGCACGAAGCTTACATAACTTGTCTTACGCATATAAGCATATCGGTGACCCGAAAGAACTAAATCGCATCTTTAAGGACGTTGGTACGTACCTAGATTCAATGGGACGGTATTCTCCGGAAGCTGCAGTTATGTTCCTTCAACTTTCAAAAGGTATGTCACGAGTAGAAGCTGTTGCAGCAATCGATAAGTTGATCCAAGAGAATAAATAGAAAGGACTGAATAAATTGGCTGAAGAAAATAAATTATCATTTCAAAAGTTAACAGAAGACTTAGACAAGCTTACTGAAGAGCCTGTAGAAAAGTCGGAAGGTCTAGAAAACGCTGAAGCTGTTCAAGATCCAGCAGAAGAGCCGAAAGAGGAACCGAAGGAAGAGGAGAAAGTCGAAGAGACTGAAGAACCTGCTGAGGAGCCTAAAGAAGAGCAACCTGAAAAAGAAGGTGAAAAGGTTGAAGAAGAACCTAAGCCGGAAGCTGATCCTGAAAAAGGAGAAGAGGTTGAAAAGTCTGAGAAGCCTGAAAAGGAAGAAGACGACAAAGATGCTAAAGGTAAAGACAAGGGCAAAGACAAGTCTAAAAAGAAAGCTGAAGATAAAGAGGAAAAAGACGAAGTAAAGAAATCGGCTGAACCTTCTATCTCGGAAGCAGACTTTGTAGGTGCATTCGAAGCTGTTGTTAAATCTTTTGGTAGCGTTCAAAAGAACCAAGCTTCTTTAGAAGAGAAGGTAGAAGCTCTATCAAAATCTCTATCTGAAGTTCTAGCTCTACTAAAACCAGAAGAAGTTGAAAAGTCTAACGAAATTCAGGCTAACATCGAAGTGGAAGATACTGCAGACGTGGAAGCTATTGCTGAGGCAGTTAAGGACAAGATCGAAAAAAGCGTACAGGAAGACGAAGAGCCAGAAGGTAAAGCAGTCGAGTCGATTGTTAAATCTGAGGATGGTGTAGTTGTTCCTGAAGTTGAAGCAGAAGTAGAGCAAGAAGAAGCTGTATTCAATCCTAAAGAACACGTAGACGCTGTAATGGCTTACTACATGAACCCAGCAAGAAACTTATCTAGTGATGAGCGCTTCCACCTTCGTGCAGCTATGAACCGTGTAAATCGTAACGAAGCTACAGAGGTAGACGTTGCCGCATTTAAACAAATTGCAGGTTTTGACGCTAAATAAGAAAAAACCTACATTACTGTTATATTATAGGCATGAGCTTACGAAATAGCTCTGTGATAGGGTTCCTCCTCCTACCCTATCACTTATTAATGTAAGTAATAAGTTAATTAAAACTATTCTATAGATTAGAAGGGAAGATTTTAAAAATGGCAGAACAGATCAAACGCGAGCTTCCGTCAGGTGCCGAGGAAGTATTGTCTACAATTAGTAAGTCATTTACAACTGGTGTCGGTATTACACCACAAACGCAACAAGACGCAGCAGCTTTACGTCGTGAATTCCTAGATAACGAAGTTAAAATGTTAGCATTCGAAAACAGTGACTTCTCTATCTACCCAGCAATCGCTAAAAAACAAGTTACAAGCACAGTAGTTAAATATGCTGTATTCAACCAACATGGTCGTACTGGTCACAGTCGTTTCGTTCGTGAGGTTGGGGTAGCTTCTATCAATGACCCTAACATCCGTCAAAAGACTGTACAAATGAAATTCTTATCTGACACTAAACAGATCTCTATCGCAGCTGGCTTAGTAGGTAACATTTCAGATCCTATGACTATCCTTACAGAAGACGCTATCTCTGTATTAGCAAAATCTATCGAATGGGCTATCTTCTACGGAGATGCAGCTTTATCTTTCGATACAGACGAGCAAGCTGGTATTGAGTTCGACGGTTTACATAAACTAATCGACCAAGGTACAAACGTATTAGACGTACGTGGCGCAACATTAACAGAAGCTATTTTAAATAAAGCAGCTGTAGTTATCGGTAAAGGTTATGGTAAAGCTACAGACGCATTTATGCCTATCGGTGTACAAGCTGACTTCACTAATAGCTTACTAGATCGCCAACGTGCATTAATGCCATCACCAGAAGGCGGTTTCTCTACAGGTTTCGCTATCACTGATTTCATGTCAGCTCGTGGTAAAATCCGTTTACACGGTTCTACTATCATGGAGAATGATAACATTTTAGACGAAACTCGTCCATTACAACCGAACGCACCTTTAGTTCCTCAATCAGTAGTAGCAGCGGTTAAGACAGGTGCAGGTGGTCAGTTCACTGACTATATCTCATCTCACGACTACAAAGTTGTTGTACACTCTGACGAAGCTGAGTCTATGGCATCCGCACCAGTTACAGCAGCAGTAGCAGCTGCTACAGATGCAATTGAGTTAACAATTACATTACAACCAATGTACCAAGCTCAACCACAGTTCGTATCTATCTACCGTAAAGGTAAAACAACTGGTTACTTCTACTTAATCGCTCGTGTACCAATGTCTAAAGCGACTAATAACGTAGTAGTATTCACAGATAAGAACTTATCAATCCCTGAAACTACTGACGTATTCTTAGGTGAATTAAACCCACAAGTAATCTCATTACTAGAGTTACTACCAATGATGCGTTTACCACTTGCACAAATGAACGCTACACAAACGTTCACAGTGCTATGGTATGGTGCTTTAGCGTTATACGCTCCTAAGAAATGGGTTCGTATCAAAAACGTTAAATACATCCCAGCAATGGCTTCAGACGTTAACGTACAGTACTAATAATAAGTACAGTATACGATAATTGAATACACAAGTAAATAGAGGACAGAGCAACTAACTGTCCTCTTTTTATTTATAAACCAAAATTATACATTGGAGTGAATTTATATGTTAGTAAACAAAGAATTAGCAGGTAAAGAAGTAGCAACAGAATTTGGATTAATCAAGTTTGACGAAGAAGGTAAGTGTAAAGACCTTAAAGCAGACCAAGAGAAGAAGTTAGGCGCTATTCCGGGATTTGAATTTGTAGAAGAAAAGAAAGAAGTAGAAGAGAAAAAAGAAGCACCAAAGGCTGAAACAAAAGCAGCACCTAAGACAGCAGCTAAGAAAACAGCAGCTGCTAAAAAATAAGAAAGCTGGGGTGATGGTATATGTTTTCCAATGAGAACAATACGCCTCCTTACGGACATAATAACCCACAGTCACTCAAGTTAGAGGATGTAGATAAGTATACACTAGCTGATTACGGACTATCTGTAGACGCTGTTAAGCTAAACCACTTCGGAGTAGCCGTAACAGATCCTCGTACAGGCGAACACCTACCTGACGCATTCTACAAGGCTAAGATCGAAGCGGCAGTGGCCCAAGCAGAGAAGATGTTGGATATTGTTATCCTACCTCGTATTCTAAATGAACACCATGACTTTTACAGCAATGACTTCGGTAGTTACAGCTTTATCCATACCTTCCACAAGCCTATCCTACAGGTAGAGTCTGTTCGTTTAGAGTACGGAGGATCTTCTCTGTATAATTACCCAACGAAGTGGTGGAGAGTATACAACCTACCAGGACACCTACAAATGCTGCCTAACACGATGTTAACAGGTGGATCAGATGGTTTATCGCTGGTACAAGCTTATTCAATGTACCCGATGGTATCAGGCCTACCTAATACAGTAGGAAACAACTTTGCACCTCAGATGCTACATGTACAATATGTGGCCGGTATGTTACCTCCTACTCGTAGTGGAGTAACAGCACCTAATGAAATGCACCCAGATTTATGGAACCTAATTATTAAGCTAGCACTTAAAGAAGTATTCGAACAGTGGGGCCGCTTAATTATCGGTGCCGGTATCGCAAACATGACAATTAGCATGGACGGGTTCTCTCAGTCTATTGATACTACTCAGTCAGCTATGTATGGTGGTGCCAGTGCGGATATCGTACAGCTAAACGAGGATATTGGAAAGCTTTACGCAGGATTGAAATCATACTACGGAACAAACGTAGGACTTATTTAAGGGAGGGGTAATCTATGGCAGAAAAACCGTCGATACTGAATACTATTTCTACCGCAGGTGTCCGTACGGATATGTTCGACGTAACAACGAACTCTATGGCCCTTCCTACCCTCTGGGAGAAGTCCTACTTGTGCCCTTGTAGAGACAAAGCCACAAAGCAGCCAAGCCAGGCGTGTAAACGATGTCACGGGAGAGGGGTAGCTTATCTCCCTCCTAGTGAGGTAAAGCTTATGATCCAGTCACAAGAAAAAGGTGTATTCAACGGGGATTTAGGCCTGATCGATTCAGGTACTGCTATCGGTACACCCTCAGACAGGATGGCAAGACTAGCTTTCCGAGATCGAATTACTATCCCTATGGCAAAAGTTTCTCAGTCGTTTATCTTCGATGTCTCTGATAGACGAATTAAAAACGGATTCTATATGATCTATGATGTACACGAGATTGAGTATGCTGTTACAGTGGACAGTGAGTTAGTGGAAGGAACAGATTATACATTTGATAAGAAGAACAACTTATTCTTCCCTGGTAGCCACCTGAAAGGGAAAGTTATATCTATTAACATCCTAACAACTCTTCGATACATGATTGCGGATCTTCTCAAAGAACATCGATATGCCCCTAACCAGGCCAACCAGTTAGTTCCGATGTCGCAAAAGTTACTACTCAAACGTGAGGATATCTTTATCGACAAAGAGGCGTTCGAAATAGGCGTTAATAACCAGGAGCTAGGGGAAATGGTTGACGCTAAGAGAAAACCATCCACAGACGGCTTAAACGGCTTCTTCCGAGGTAGTGGTAACTAATGGCGAGACGTAAATCACAAAGACCTACACTCTTTCAAAACAAACAAGCTCCTAAGAAGGCAATGGATAATGTAGGGAAAGCATTCATTCAGAAGACATTGGATGCAGGGGTCGAAGCAGCTAACCAACAAAAAGACAAAAACATACAAGTGGTACGTAAACCTAAGTACCTGGAAGTAACAGAGAAACGTCTGGATAAGTTAGGTGTTATCGATCTTAAACCTTACTTTGCCCGAAGCTCGAGCCGAAAGACAAAGAAAGACGGCGGTTGGTACATTCGTATCCCAATTCAAGTTAAGAAGAAAGACATGTCTAGACGTATGTACGATCAGCTACGAACAATTAACATCGCTCCTGACAACCAACGTACCGTTATCTCTGACTACTTATACGATAGAAGACAAGCTTCTGACTCGAATCTCTTAAACTACACGCCAGTATCGTATAATATAACTAAGCAGAAGATTGGTAAACGTAAGCACTCGTATGTCGCTTACCGTACTGTTTCGGACAAATCACCGGCTAGCAGCTGGATTGTAAACCGAAAAGCTGTTAATAAGGACGACACATCTAAAACTTTTATTCGGAATGTAAACCGATTAATGAAGTGGAAGATGAAAAACGGGTGGGAGTAGAAAGGAGTGAATTAGTTGCTACCTAGTATTGATACATACCTGTATGAAGAGATCGAGAGCAAATTACAAATTATCCTATCGAACCGTTATATTATAGAGGAAATACTTAAGGGCGTACAGCCTGACATCGCTGCAAACTTT